TTTGATTGTCCTTGCCATTCATTGTATATTGTTTACCATTTAATTTTAATACTTTTGCTAAAGCATCTTTGATACCAATAATATTAGATTTCAATCTAATATCTGAGTTAGAAGTAATATCGCCAGCCGCTGTAATGTCGCCTGTTGACGCAACTGTACCTGCTGTTAATGTTCCTGTAATTGTTAAATCACTACCAAAACTTGCACCACCTGTAGTTGCAAATCCGCCTGCTGTGACTGTTCCACTAAAGTTACCAGTTGCTCCACCTAGCTCACCAGTAATTGTTAAATTACCTGAGTTGGGTGCAAACTGTATTCTTGATGAACGTTTTGCGTTTGAAAAACTTGATCCTGCATCAGCTGTAAGTACAACATTAATGTTACCACTTGCTGTATCACTTGCTAGTGCTAATGACGGTGAAGCCCAACTTAATGTTCCTGACCCGTCTGTTGCTAATAGATAGTTTGCTGTTCCGTCTGCGCCTGGCAACGTCCATGTAACATTACTAGCTACTGCCGCTGGAGATTTAAAAGCAACGTAGTTAGTGTTATCACTGTCTCCTAAACGTAAAGAGTTTGCACTATCTACTCTAAAGTCTTTTGTAGAACGAGCAATACCTGTACCGTTAGGTTCTAAAACAACATCTGCATTGGCTATCACTGAACCAAAAGTGCTATCTTCAACACTAATGTTTCCTAGTATTGGTCTTCCTAGTTTTCCTGTTGAAATTCTTCTAGCCATAATCTATTTCCTTATACTGTTGCTGTTTCTATACCGTAAACTACTACAGTTGTCTGCGTTGCTGACGAACGAGCAAATACTTTACGGTCTGCTTCAAGAACAACACCTGTTCTTTCAAGTACACCATTTGGTAATATCTCTGTTTCGTATTCTATATAGTCATCTGCCTGTGGTAGTGACTGCCCTGGTTTTGCCAATGCAAGCCTTACTGTAATCGATGTTGCATTTTTATTACAAATGCTAACCGACACTACAGAAAAGTTTCCATCGGGTACATCGTATATGTTAGTATACGTTGTCGCGGCTAAATCCGCTGATCCTAGTACTCCGTTTGCCATTATCTTAATCTCCTGTTATATGCTAGATATTTCAACATTTTATCTTACTAATATTTATCCGTTACTGTTATCTCTGGTAATAATTCCATGCTAGAGGATATCCTAGCACTGTACCACTGAACACAATGTTCGCTTTAATTGTTATTGGGCTACCTGACACTGTTGTAATTTGTGTTCCGCCTATGAATATATCACCTGCTGTAACACTGTTAACAACTAGCGTAGCACCACCACCACCAATTTGTGATTCAATGTATGCCTTAATCGCTCGCTGTGTTGGAACAATCGTATCACTGTTTGCAGTAAAGAATGGATCTGTACTAAATTCAGTAATACTTGCTGAGTTACCACCTAGTGTAACTTCACCCAATGATAGTTCTTGTAGACCTGCAATGTTAAACGCTTCAGCGTTCAATGTTGCAACACCAGTTGCCTGTTCAACACTAAACAAGTCACCAACTCTAAAGTTACCGTCTTGGTCAGTTGCTGTGTAGAACACTCTACCACCATTAGCATCTTGTGTTTCTCTATCCTGGTTAGGTACGTTAACTGGTACACCTGGATAGTTAGTATCTGCAAAGTTACCTGTACCAATATCTAGGAAGTCATGTCCTGTTAGACGTACTTGACTAAATCTGATACGCATATTTACAGCATCTCCATCTGATGGAATATTTGCTGTAGTTATTGCTGGTGAAACTTGTAAGAACGTTGTATACGATCCATCATTACTACCAATAAACGATACTGTACTAACCAACTTAAAGAATTGTCCTGGAAGTCCTGCAAACTCAACATTAGATCCGTTAACTGGTCTTGCAGTAAGTCTTCTTACAGCAATATACGATCCACTTTGTAAGAAGTCTGCATTACCGTTACTGTTTAATGCATCAATTGATGCAGTTGCAGTTGTAAAGCCACTACCTCTATTAATAAATGTTGGTTGTCCAAGTACTCCTGTTCCTAATCTTACTACTGGTGTAACATCTTCAATGTTATTTGGATCTGTTACAGTAATAGTTGGTGCGCTTGTGTAGCCTGAACCTGGTTCATAAATTCTAAACTCAAATATTTGTTCATTTGCTAAACCTGCTCTTGCTTTTGTTCTAGCACCAATCTTAGCGTATTTTGCACTTGTACCTGTAGCATTAGGAAGTATACTAAACACTCCCATCTTCTCAGGGTTACCAAATGCAACTGCATTAAATCCACCTGTTACAGCAGATCCTAATGATTGTAGTGTCCAAACTATTGCATCTTCTGAATAAAGAACTCCGTCTGTATCATCTGATGTTAAAATAAACACACCGTGTCCATATGCTAAGTTACGTTCTGTTCCAGCAAGTGTACTTACGTTTGCACCGCCTGGGTATGCTGGATCTGCCCATGTAATACCATCTAAACTGTACATTACACCAACTGTTCCGCCTGTTACAACAAAACGTCCGTTACCCCAAACTACTGGTCCTGATATTGTTCCTGGTGCAGTAACATCAGTCCAAACAACACCATTTGTTGAGTAACTTATGCTTGTTGTTCCTGAACGTACAGCAACATATAATCCTGCTCCGTATGTAATACTATCAAAGCCTACTGCTGATAATGCACTTGATGTTAATGTCCAGTTTTGACCTGCATCTTCTGAATAAGCAACATCTCTGTCATCATCTGAAATAACAACGTATCTATTAACTGCAACGTCAACGTTACCAAATGCAACACTCTTTTCACCTGCACTACTCATTGCACCTGGTAAAGTACCAGCTGTCCAAGTATCGCCGTCTCCGGAACGTGCTATGTCGTTAGTTCCGTCACCAACAATAATTATTGAGCTTGGGTGGAATGTAGTTGATCCATCATCAAGTAAACCTTGAGCAATGTCTGACCAATTACCTGCACCTGGTGCTGTAATATTTTGTGACTGCCATGTAATACCATCATAACTAATTGCACCGTTACTACCTGCGCCTGCGCCAAGGAAGAATCCTTTGCGTCCTTGACCAATAAAGTCAAAGTCTACAACTGCACCATTAGCATCAAGTGATGTTAATGTTATTGTTATATCGTGTGTTGTATCTACGCCACCTAAGTTAGAACCTTTAATTGTTACAGTTGCGTTTCTAACATAACCTGTACCTGCGGCATTAACTGTAACATAGTATTTGCTACCGTTACGTGTAACATCAAATGTTGCACCATTACCGTCTGATTCAGTTTCAGAAGCAACTCCTGTATATTGAGCCGCTGTTTCAATAAACTCGTTTGCATACCAAGTTGTTGATGTTGGTAGCGTACTATCACCTGAAGTGTTAGTTGGAGCAGTAAACGAAACTGCTGGTTCAATCAAATATGTTGAAGTTGAGTTAGGTTCTTCCCAAGTAAATCCTGGAAGTACATGATCCCAACCTGCAACTCCGTCGCTTTCTCTTTCAACAGTTGCTACTTTAGAACCTGCATTGTATGTGTCAATTATACCAAATAAACCTGCACCAGCACCGCCAACAATTTGTACTCTCATACCAATGTATGCTGAACTAATGTTACCGTCTGTTGCTGATATTGTAAGACTTGTAGTACTACCTGCTTGTGCAGTATTAGTAACAACTAAGTAACCTTTACCACCGTCTGTAACATTTACTGTATTACCAATACCAACTTGATAAACTGCACCGTCTCTAAATTCATCTGATACTGTTTCTTCGTTTGAACCTGGTCCAAAGAAGTCTAGTTTTGCTTCAGTATAGTCATTACCAGCATGTGAGTATTCTAATGCTAGTAACTGATCTGCATCTGTATTAACAGTTGCTACAGTAGCGTTATACTGGAATTTATTATCAATGATACCTGTTACTGCTATTTCTTCTGGGTCAGTACCTTCTGCTACTGATCCAAATGCACCGTAAGAGTTGTTACCATTTGTTGCACGTATACGTCCGCCGTTCTCTGCAAGATAACCTACATGTGAATAGTATGTAAACACTGACACAAGTTCTGCTCTACCGTTGTTTGTAATCCATGCACCAATACCATCACTAATAACTTGTGTAAAGTCATTTGATACCATTGAGTCGTTACCACCGTTGTGTAGGGCACCGTCAATTTTTTGTCCTATTGCACCAAATCCAAATGTTGTACAGTTTTGTATGTACGGTGATCTTGCACTAATCCAAACTCTTACATCGTCTGGACCATAGCCTGGATCTAATGATGCATATGCACCTGCTGTTGGACGTCTTGTTCCGTAAGCATTTTCTGGACTTAGGTCGCCTTGTAGGCCTTCCATTGTTTGTAATCTTAAACCTGTACCGTTACGTAAGTAGTAGAAATCTTCTTCTTGTGATCCTATTACATTATTAACATAGTAACGTGCCGCTAGTCTTGATTTATAAGCACCCGGTCTATTAAAGCTAATGTTGTCAGTATATGTTCTTGCCCACTCTTGAGTGTTAGTCATATCCCATTTCATTGCTTCAATGTATTCACGTACATCACGTTTACATAATGTTTTATTGTAAGCATAATCTGCTTTTAATTCAAACGATGCTCTGTAAGTATTACTTACACTACGTACTGCTTTAACTCCAATTTTAGAAGCATGTGCTATAACATTACTTACTGATGTAGCACTTGCTAGTGTCATTGTTGGATAATTTTTAACACCTGCCGCGTTACCGCCTGCAACTGATTCTATTATTCCTACTAATGCTTGTGCTGTTGTTGCTTGAGTTGCTGTACCAGCTGAAGCAGATGTATCTTGTGTTCCGCCGCTTAATTTTGACCAACCTGCTGTATTATCTAATACAATGTTATCAATAAACGATTGTAAGTAGTTAAATGCAAGTCCACTTGCAGTAGCATTATTACCAAGGTTAGCTTTAAACTCTGTGCTTGTAAAGTATCTTGTAGCAAGTCTATGTGTTGCACTGTTACCACCATTTAATAAGTCATATCTTAAAGCATCAACTATGTACCCTATTTCAGTTGTAAACTGTGTAGTGTCCATTGCTGTGTAAATTGAATTATAGTTTTGGTTAATCCATTCTAATACTTCTGTTGCTATAAATGCTTCATTGTTTGCTACTTGGTCAACTGCATTGTTTGTGCCTGTGAAAGTCAATGCGTTTGCATTGCCTGCACCGTTGTTTACAATATCAGTAACTTCGTCAAATCCTGCATTTGATCTTGACAAGTAAGTTGCATTTGTTCTAAACTCTTTTATTCCTGCAACTAGTCCTTTAGCATATGATATACCTGCCGCAATTTGTGTTTTACCTAGTGCAGTTATTGATGCATTGTCGCCTGTTACAAAATCTAAGCCTAATGCTACTTGGTTGTAGTTAGTATTAAGAACTGCATCAAATGCAATGCCTTCAACTATATCAGACATATCGTTGCGTAATTTACCTTCATCTAATTGTACTACAATTGAATCAGTGTCGTATAATGCAACAGCTGAACCACCTGGTGTTGCAGATAATGTAAGTGTTGTATCGCTTAAAATATCTTTAACATAGTAAGTTGTACTTACTGCAAGGTTTGCGTCTGTTACTGCGTCTGCAGAGTCATCCATGTTTTGTGCAAGCACTTTTTGATTTGCTTTTAACCAACTTGTGTCTGCTACTGTTAATACGCTTGATGCTTGATCAGTTTTGGAAACTGCTATCTTGAACCAATCATCAACGTGTGCAACAACTTCTTCTACAATAAATTCTTTATTAAGTTCTAAGTGTCTTACTGCGTTCCATACTTCTTGATCGCTGTTAGATTTACCACCTTCTGCTGTAGCATTAAAGATTGTATCATCAATCCATTCCCAAGTATTGTTTACTGCTTGTACTGCTGGAGCAAAGCCACCTGCTGTAACTACTGATTCTAATACTTTAGTTCTTGCAAATTCAAATGCCGCAATACTTGCAGTTTTTTGATCGTTAACAACATTTTTACTTGGTGCTCTTAAGTATGACTGCGCCGCAAACATACTAGCATAGTTAGTATTCAATGCATAGTCGTATACAAAAGCAGTTATAATTAATCCAACATCTCTTGAACACTTAGCATGATTGTAATTAAAGTCATTGTAAGTATCTGAAATATATTGGATAACATCTAGTATTGTTTGTGCTCTAGCAGTATCCATTGCGCCTTTTTCAGTTTGCAATGTAGCTGATACACCTAATGATGCTAAGTCTGGATATACTACTGCTGGCATGCCGTTAGCATTTCCTGCTGTTAATACATCTTCAATAATTTGCATGTTTGCAAGTAATGCATTACCTTCAGTTGAAGTTGCCGCTGAACCTAATTGTGTTTGGTTCAATGCGTTACCTGAAGATTTAGTTACTGATGCTTCTCTTGCAATTTGATCTAATACTGTAGCAAGTCTATCATATGCCGCCGCAGTTTGTGCTGTTTGGCCTGCAGGATAAGTATCGCCGTAAATTCCAAAGTAGGATTCAGCAATTCTTGATGCTCCCATTGTACCGCCATAAAGTATATCATACTTCATTGCTTCAATAATATAGCCTACATCTCTTGCACACTTAGTTGCATCATATGTAAAGTTAAACCAAATACTGTTTGGATCTGGTGTTGTAGTTGTGTTTAATAAAACTTGATCATCAATCCAAGCATTAATTTCTGCTTTTATAAATGCAATGTTTGCATTTAAGTCTGCAAACGCATCATCAGCATTTGTTGTTGGTAATGAACTTGGTGTTGGATATACATTTGCATCTGCCGCCGCTAGTCCGTTATCAATAATATCAACTATTTCATTAAATGCCGCAACCATTCTTGCTTCTGCTGTTGCATCAGTAATGTCTGCTTTTAGCTCATCTCTTGCAAAACGTAATGCACCAATTGTTTCAATACGCTGTGATGTTAAGTTATATGAGTTAGTTGGACGCTGATAAGCAATACCACTAAACACACCGTTATAGTTTGTACCTAATGCTACATCATATGCAACATCTGTAATAATATTTGTTAAATCTCTGCGACAAGTTGCACTATTATATTTGAATGAACCAAAGTTCTTACTAATAAAGTCAATAGTCCCAGTTTGTATTCCTAGTAAGTCAGTAGTAGTTTGAGTTTGTACTAACTGTGCATCCGATGTTGCTGGAATTGTTGGATATGTAATTGCCGGAGCATTGTCATATCCGTTATCAATTGTGTAAATTACATCGTCTAGTAAGTTACCTATTTCTGTTGAAACTGCAACACTACCACCTGTACCTGCAATTTGAGGAACTGCAACAGTTGATACGTCTGCCGCATCATCTGGTGTTTGACTAGTTGGGTTAACTACAATATTACGTCCAACTGTTTGTAGTAATGATTTAAGTTGTGCGTATGCCGCTAACGTTGCTGTTTTTTCAGTACTGTTAATTTGTAATGTATTTGTATTACCGTTGAAGTATGCTTTACCTGCTTCAACACTCATCCAGTTACCGCCGTATGTTAAGTCATACGCAACATTGTCCATAATTAAGCCAACATCATTTTTACATTTTGTTTTACTGTAACTTAGTCCTGGATAGTTTTCTTCAATGTAAGCAATTATTTCTGCTTGTATAAATGCTTTGTTTTGTAAGAATAAATCTCTTGAACGTCCAAAATTTGGATCAGTCATTTCGTATATAGGTGTATAAATTGCTTCAACTTTAGTACCTGTTGAACTATCAATTTGTCTACGTATAGTACGTGCTAATTTTTGTACTTGCGGACCAACTACATCAGTTTCTGCATAAGGCCATGTTTGGTCTTGTGTTAATGCATTTGCTGTTGTTTTGGAAACTGCAACACCTTCAACAATATCTGCAACAACTTCTTCTACACGAGAAAGTCCTTCAAAACTAAATGGTATATCTTGTTTTGGTGTTAGTGTAGCATTTGTTGCTTTGCGAGGCTGTACGTTTGTTGCACGTAATTCGTCTCCCATAATACAACATTCAGCTGGTACAATAATTGGAAGTACTTCGTAGTAGTATCCTGTAGAAACTTTAATTAATGTTGTTGGAACAATTTTCTTAGGCAACACTTGATTTGGGTTAGATGCTGTAATTGCATCTGTTATCATTTTAACATTTGCTGTAATATGGTCAATTACAGTTTCAGCAGATAAACTTGCATCTGTATGTTGTGCTACAATCGCTGTTGAGTTATCACCATTTAATGTTTGATAATTTACTGCTGGTGCTGTTTGATTTAAAACAGCAGTCATTACAGTTACACCGTAGTTAATACTTGCTACTGTTTCTGCTTCTTGTCCTAGTGTGTAAAAATTAGTTGCATTTTTAACATACTCGTACATTGCGTCCCATGTAAGTTCGTTACCGCCATGTTTGATATCCCAAATAACTGCGTCTACAATAAGACCCATATCTCTTTCACATTTTTCTGCAACGTATGCAAAACTGCTTGTAAATGGAGCAACGTTATTTGTAATTTGATTGTCTGTAAATTCAACAATTTCTCTTTGAATAAATCTTCTGTTTAGTTCAAGTAGTTTTGCCGCATTAGGATTCTTTGCACCACGTTCAATTTGATGTGCCGCATATCTAATAGTTTTAAAAGGTCTATCAATTGTTTTACCATATATTGGTGCTGGGCTATCTTTACCGTGACCTGCAACATAATAAACATCATCTGTTTCGCCTATGAATTCCCAGTTAGGAAGTCCTTCGGAGTTAACAGTTAAAATTTGACCATCTTCACCAATTGGTAATCTTGTTGGAGCAGATCCACTATAGTAAACTAAGTCACCTTTTGTAGTAAGCACAGATTGTTCTGTACCAACAGCAATAACTTGCCAATATACGCCACCAGTGTCTTGGTCTGGTCTTGAGTTAATAGCAAAGCCTGCACTGCCTGCGCCATCACCATCTGATAAATGTCCGTTAATACATATGTATGAGTTATCACCGTAACGTGCAACATCACCAACTTTGTATTCTACATCGTCTGCCCATACTGCTCTCCAGTTTAATCCTGAAGTAAACTTTTTCCAGTAAGTAGCATTTGGTGGTTCTTGGTTAGTGTGGTCTAAAATACATAGATATGTAAAACCACCGTAACGTACAACGTCACCTACTCTATATTCTTGTGCTGTACTATCAGCACCCCATTCGTCTTGGAATTTAAATCCTTCACTAAACAAGTCCCAGTTTACTGTACTTGTTGAAGGAAACTCTCCAATGTGATCTGTTTTTGCAATATACTGGTAACCACCATATTGTACAATATCACCTGGTTGATAATCTTTATAGGCATCCCATTCGCCTTCGTACTGGAAGCCTTCTACAAATTTTTCCCAATTAGCACTGTCAGTACCAAATGATGCTGAACCTGTGTGCTGTGCTGTTGCAATCCACAAACTAGCACCGTAACGTACTACGTCATTTACTTTATAACGTGTTCCAGTAATCCACTGTGACTTATATTCAATACCTTGGTTTAGATAATCCCATTTTGCTTGGTCTACTTCTAAGCCATCGGATAATGATCCTGAAGTATGTGCTGTATTACACACATATGAACTTCCGCCATATTTAACAATGTCATTTACTTTATAACCAAAGCCTGTTTGCCAATCACCTTTCCAAGTAATACCGTTTGTAAAGGTATCCCATTTTGATTCGTCATTTTCTAATCCAACAAGTTGAATATCAATTTCTGCATCAATTGCCATGTTGTTATGGTTATGACAATAGTAGTATAAAGGATCTGGAGTTGCGCCTGTAACTGCAATTACTATTTTACGTGTTGTTGCCGCATCAAAGCCTCCAACATAAGTTGCTTTATCAGCAACTACAGCGCCGTCTAGGTAGTAAGTAACGCCTGTTTCGTATGTAGTTCCACCGTTGTGTGTACCGTGTTTTGTTTCACTGAATAAAAACGGATGAGTATCATTTGATTCATCATCTTGTACAAAAGTATAAGTGTAACCAGCAGTAAGTTGTAAGTTTGGATATTGTACACCATCGACAACAAAAACATTATTGCCTGGAGCAGAAGCATTTGTTTCTATTGTTACTGCAAAAGAGCCTGTGCCCGTTGTATTTGCAGAAGTATGATTGGTATTTGCAATATAAAGTCCTGAGCCATATTTTACAATATCATTGTAAATGTATGCTGTATTTGGGGACCAGTTACCCTTCCATGCTTGTCCATCTGAAACAAGATTCCATTTTGGGGGTACTATATCGAAATCGTTATAAAAGTCTGCGTCACTTTCATGTCCAATCGTACATATGTACATTCTGCCGCCTACTGTGACGACATCGTCTTGATAATACGTTCTGCCAGTACTCCATGTACCTTTCCAAACGAATCTAATTCTACCTAATTTAAACTCTGCCATTTGTTCTTAACTCCAAGTTACTGTATTTATCCATCTATGATATCTGCGCATTTTATTGAACAGAGTCGTCATGGCCTTTCATTAATTGTTGCATAGTGTATATTGTACCACTTATTGCAACTTGTTCTGTTGTCTCTACACCAAACTCATCTGTCGATGTATATGTTCCATCAATTGAAACATCAATTGGTATGTCAATAGCGCCGTCTGATGCATGTTCTATAACGTTATCAACTGTACCAACTCTTACTTGTCCTGCCTGTATTGCGTTTGTCTCTAAGTTCTCACCACCAACACTTAGTCTGTCTGCTAAGAATGAAGCAATAGCTCTTTGTGTTGGAATAACCTGATTGGAGTCTGCCGCAAAAGTTGGGTCTGTACTAAATTCATTAACAACTGTACCTGAACCACCTAATCTAACACCACCAAGTGCTAGTTCTGACAGACCGTCTAAGTCAAAGAATTCAGCACTAATAGTAACAATACCTGTTGCCTGTTGTACACTGAATAATTCACCTGTTCTAAAGTTACCATCTTGGTCAGTACTTACATAAAATACTCTTCCGCCTGTTTGCTCTAATACTTCATTTTCTGGTGCCGCTGTGTAGTACGCTCCGCCTGCATATATGTCAGGATAGTTTGTGTTTACAAAGTTACCTGTACCAATGTCTAGGAAGTCGTGTCCACTAATTCTACACTGACTATAACGTTCACGTAGTGTTACAACTGTACCGTGTGCTAAATTATATTCGTTTCTTAATCTTGGAGAAACTTTAAAAGCAACTAGTCTTGTTCCTGCGCCACTACCGTCATCACCTAAATCTGTAATTTCAATACCTGAGAATAATTTTAAATCATTTGGGTCATCTGTAGCTTCTTCTAATAAGCCTTCAAATTTAATTTGCACACCTGGTCCAGGAATTGTTGCAACTCCTGCTAGTGTCATAAATGCCGCTTCTGGTACAATATCTGCATAACCATCACCTGCAATAGTTACGTTTGTACTTGTTATACGATAACCGCCACCTCTATTAATAAAGTCTGGTTGTGATAACACTCCTGTACCAATTCTATTTTCAAATTCAACTTCTGATACAAATTGCGTATCTGTAACAGTTAATGTTAAAGGATTTGCATCATTATAACCACTGCCTGGATCCCATATTAATAAGTCTTGGAATTTACCTTGGTTAACACTTGCTCTAACAAGAGCTTTACATCCTGTTGTTACATGTTGTAAGCCACCGTCTGCATCTTGTGCAATTACCATGAACTTTGGAGTTCCGTCTAATGGTGCTTCAGCAATCGCCGCCCACTTATAACTTAAATTTAATGATTGTGGTGTCCATGTAATACCGTCTTCTGATACTAATGCATTTTCATAACCTTCTAGTGTAAAGCCAGATCCAACTGTAGTTGCCCAACCAACTGCCATAAACACACCTTGCGAATATATGCCGTTTTTAACAACAAAGGCTCCACTTTCGTTACAACTACCACCTGCTGTCCAAGTTACACCCTTGTCTAATGAATATGCTGTTGTTCCATCAGTTGCTATAGCAACAAATCTATTTTTACCAAATAATACATTAGTCCAAGTTTTACTTCCTGCTGGTAATACTGCGTTTCTCAGTGTCCATGTAATACCATCTGGTGATGTAGCAACGTCTTGTGTTGCTCCACTTGTTACTGCAACAAATGTTCCTTGACCGTATTGTACTGCCGCCCAGTCATCTGTTTGTGGTAATACTGATTGTGAAAATGTTAGTCCATCTGTACTATAAAGTGCATCTGCTGTTCCTGAAGCAACTAATACAAACGTACCGCTACCAAAAGCCGCATCAGTCCAATTTCTAGTTATTGGCAATGCTCTAGTAGTCCAACTTGTTGCTGTTTCTGAATAACTGTAAGTATTCATTCCTGTAGCAAATGCTAAGAATTTATTTTCTTCTGCTAATATTTTTATGTATTCATCAGTTCCAGCGTCAAAACTTAAATTAACTTGTACCCAAGTGTTGCCATCTGCACTATATGCCGCCTGTGATTTATCATCAATAGCAACAAATAATCCGCCTACTGGTTCACCTGAATATGTAAATGTTGCAACACTATTTGAACTATCGTCTGTAACTGATGCTACTCTAATTGAAATATCATTAGCAGGACTTGCGCCTCCTAAGTCTGTACCACTTAGTGTAATTGTATCGTTAACTGCATAACCAGCACCGCCAGTTACTAGTGTTAGTGTATAAATGTTACCTGAACGTTGTACACGCCAATTACTTGCAATTGGATCTAATCCAAAAGTTTCGCCTGTTCCTACTTGACCATCTAAACTTGGATATAACTGACTTGTTCCGCCAAAGTCTGCACTAACGTAATCTAAACGTTCAATAGTTTTATTTTCTGATAACCAACCTGGATCACTTGCAACTACTCTTGGTTCTATTCTATAATATGTAGTTGCGTCAAATGATGCTACTAAAGGAGTTCCTGGAATAATATGATCCCACCCTAATGTACCATCTGAATCTTTTGTCAAAGTAGCTTCTCTAGTTGCACTATTATATGCAGTAATATATGCATACTGTCCTGCACCTAGTCCTGATAAAACTACAACTCTCATGCCTTCAATTTCATTATAAAACTGTGTTGCATCTGTAGTTGATAATTTTAGTGTACTTGCGGCATTTGGTGTTTCCTGTGCGTAACCCTGTCTTACTAGATAATTACTACCGCCTTCGCTTCCTGATCCTTGAGTATTAACTAGTCTTGCTTGGAATAAAGCACCGGCTCTATAATCTCTAAATTCTGTACTAACACTTGATCCAGCACCTGTTACTGTTGAAGTTGCACTAGTATATTTCTCACCAGTGTGACTAAATTCAAATGCTAAGATTCTATCATCTGATAAACCTGCAAATACTTTATCAACTTGTGCTTCGTTATTTCTATTCATTAATGTAGTTGATTGTGGAACTTCTGTTGTGTCTCCACCTGATGCAATACTACCAAATCTACCATATGAGTTGTTACCATTTGTTGCACGTATAATGCCGCCATTTTCTGACAAGTAACCAACTGAACAATAATATGTAAACACTGACACAAGTTCTGCTCTAGCATTATTAGTAATCCATGCTCCAACACCGTCGCTTAATACTTGTGTAAAGTCGTTTGCAACCATTGACTTGTTGCCGCCATTATGTAAGTTTCCGTCAACTTTCATACCTGCACAAGCAAAGCCAAAGTTTGTTACACCTTGCATGTATGGTGATCTATTTTTAATCCAAACACGTTCGTCTGCTGGTCCCCAACCTGGATCTAATGATACAAGTGCGCCACCTGTTGGACGTTGATATAAGTCAAACACGCCTGGAGGATTTAGTGTTCCAGTAAGACCTTCAGTTGTACAGTTTCTTAGTCCTGTAGTATCTCTCATATAAAACAAGTCATCAAACTGTCCGCCTAATGCACTATTTGTATAACGTCTTGCCGCATATAATGTTCTATGATTGCCTTCGTATAATAAGTCTTGTGCAACACCTCTAATCATTGCTCTTACATCTGCTAAAACATATTTCTTAGTAAATGTAACGCTTGGAAAGTTTAGTGTTAGTCTTGCATACACTTCGTTACCAATAAATTCTCTGTTAGCCATCAACTGTTCTGATGCCGCTTTAAATGCTGAGTTAGTTGTTAAATCGTTTGCTACAGTTGTTTGAGCAGGATCAACATCTCCTGATTCTGTAGGTAAACGGAATTCAATAAACTGTTCATATTCAGCAATTAATTCTAAAATTCTTTGTGCTGTAGGTTGATCTGATACTGGTCCTACTAATACTTGTGGTTCACTATTTCCGCTTGTAGGTGTTAAGAATTGATTTTGTATAAGATCTAAAATAAATCCACTAATATAAGTATCTGTTTCTTTTACATATTGATAGTTGTCTTCGTATTCTGGAATTGCAGGAGTTGCAATTATGTTTGTTGCACGTAATTCATCTCCCATAACAACACAACCTGCTGGAACTGCTATTGGTCCAACTTCTTCATATCTGCCTGCCGCAATAAATATTTTTGCAGGAGTTAGTGCTGGAAATGTATCTTCGATATATTCACAAGCATGTCTAATAGTTGCAAAAGGTTGTTTCCAGTCTTTGCCGTAACCAGGTAAGTCAAATCCTTTTGGTGCAACATACACTGCTTCTGCATCATTAGCAAAGTCTCTCCAAAATGCTTCATAATCGTCAGCAACTGATAGAGCTTGTTGTTCTTGTCCAATTGGTAGTCCAATATCGCCTTGTGAACTGCCGTCATCTAATGTGTTGTATGTAAGTAAGTCACCTTTGGTATCCATACCTGCTGGACGACCTGCTTGAATAAGTAGATCCCAATAACTATATCCGCTACCGTTTTCTGGATTGTCTCTTTGTGTAGCATCATGTTCAAATGTACAAACATACGCACTACCTTTATAGTAAACAACTTCACCAACTGCGTAGTTAGTGTTTTCCTTCCATACTTCTGACCACTTGTTACCTTCAGCAACTTTTTCCCAAATACTATTATCTAAATAATCTACAGTACTATCTGTACCATCAACAACGTTAACATCAGTTAATGCTCTGTACAAATAACCACCACGTAAAACTAGTTCACCTGTTTTATATGCTGTGCCTGAAACAAACTCACCTGCAAAACTTGAGTTTTTAGCAAGTACAATCCATGCTACTGTACTATCTTCTTGACTTCTACTAGGATCAACATCAATACTATTTGCTATTGCAAAGTAAATAAATCCACCGTAACGTACAACGTCACCTTCTTGGTAAAATTCAGTATCTTGCCAAACAGCTAAGTTTGCTTGTGTACCTGGAAATTCAATTTGAAATTTAGTTTGATCAAATGCTAAACCTGCACTTGTATGACTAGTTGTACAACGGAATATGTTAGCACCGTAGCGTATTAAGTCATTTTTTCTGTAGTCAACGCCAGCAGTCCATGTGCTTTTGTATTCAATACCGTTACCAAATTCTAACCAGTCATTAATATTATCTTCTAGTAATGAACTTGATGTATGTGGTATATGACAAATATAAACTATACCGTTATATTTTACAATGCCGCCTGGTGCATATGTTGTTGCTGTTGTCCAATCTTTTAAAAATTCTTGTGCGTATGCAAACAGATCCCAAAAAGGATATTCTGAAGCAAAGTTTCCGCTGTTGTGTGAATCATTACATTTATATAAAGAGCCGTTATAAAGTACTATGTCACCTAAGTTATATGCAACGCCTTGTGTCCAAGTGCCAGCAAAAGATTTACCACTTGTCATCACCGTCCATTGTGGATATGGTTGTGGTGGACTTGATCCTGGTAATGTTGCTTCTAAGTCTGTAAGGAACGTTCCGCTTGAAGTATGTGTAACAATACACACATAACTTTTACCGCCGACTCTTACAATGTCGTCTCTTCGATAGTCAGTAGTTGGGGTCCAATCACCTTTCCAAACATACTTAAATCTATCTAACTTAAACTCTGCCATTTAGTTGCTCCTTAATACCCTGGTCCTGAAATATTCTCAGGGTAGTCATATCCTTCTGATATTCTCATTATAAATTGTCCGTCTGTGGGATCAATATAATAGACTAATGAACGTCCGTCCCATCTAATCTGTGGATATCGCAAGTTTGCATAAACAATATTATGCTCTGCGTCTACTCCATCTAAATAATCAATACCTTCTTCAAAGTCTAAAAAGTTATTTGCTGATACACCAATGTCGTTAATTACTGCAACATTTTCTTGTCCTTGAAGCTGGTCAATACGAATTAAAAATAATTCACCATCTTCATTCCTACGCATACCGTAAAAATATCTTTTAATAAACCCGTCTAAAACGTCTTGTGGGTTATTACCTACATAATATGTCATTACACAATCTCCACAAAGCTCAATACTACGTCAACACTGTCTGCGACACTAGCTCGAACTTGTAATTTGTTATTAGCCGCTAATATAAGTTTTTCACCTTGGTTAACAACTCTTAGTGCTGTATTAGCTGGCAACACTGTATCCTTTAAATAGAAACCTGCAACACTTGTATCATCAAATATAATAACATCAACATAAACAAATGATGTTGTTAAATTTGTAATACTTAAACCAATAACGGTCGCTCGTGTACTTGCATCAGTTTCATATATGTCAACCGGTAACGTACCTATTTCTTTTACTACTTTATTCTTAAATAATGTTGCCATTTTTTCTTATCCTAAACTCAATACAATTTCGAGTGCTATGTCTTCTGCTTCAGCTCTTGTTACACCTGACTGCGCACCTGCTACAGATACCCAGTTTGATCCATCCCATATTTCAACACGACCGTCAGCTGAGTTATAACGCATCATACCTTGTTCGGTATATGCTACAGGTGGTCTCTCAGCTGCCGTTCCGCCTGGTAAAACCATACCATAAGTTGTACCAAACTTAAAATAGCCATTATCAGTATTTGATAACAGCGTTACAGCATTTGACGAAGTGTTAGTAATAGTATTATCACTAAAAGCAATATTATCTATCTTAACGCTACCTGTGCCATTTGCACCCAGAATCATATCTGTGTTAGTTGTAGTAGTACTTATCACATTACCGTCAATAGTGATGTCATCAACGGTTACTTTTGGTGCTGACATTCTAATATTTGTTATATCAACTATAGTGTTACCTGCTACATCAAACCTAATAGTGTTGTCATTTGCACCTGTTGTTTGTTCAGCAGTTACTTTAGTATCACCGTCTAAATCTTCTACACCGTGTAATACAATCCAGTTAGTTCCGTCATATCCTTCAAAGCGTGATAATTGACTGTTAAATCTAATCTGTCCTGCTACGCCTGTTGGACGTTGTGCTGTTGTACCGCTTGGTAGTTTTACAGATCCTGTTGCATCTATAATAACTTGTTCTGTACTTGGTGCTAAAGTAAGATCGCCTGTAGATGATATTGTGCTATCGTTAATACTAAGCGTATCAATTACAATACTTCCTGTACCACTTGCTCGTAATTCTAAGTCTGAATTACTTGTAGTTGTTGTAATAAAGTTATCGTCTACACGTATATCACCTGTATAAAATGTGTTTGCTTGTATTTGTCCTGTACTAACAATATCGCCAACTGTTAGTGTTCCATCAACTGTTAAGTTACCAATAACTTCAACATCATTAGTTGGAATAATAACTTTGCCTGTGCCATTAGCACGTAACTCTAAATCACTGTTTGTATGTGTTGTTTCAACTACATTGCCTGCAATTTGTATATTTTCAAATTGTACTGCTCCAGCAATAGTAATATCGCCGTCAACATCTAATGCACCTGTTAAGTTTAAATCACCAGTTTGGTTAGTAGTACCTGTATGTGTTACTGTACCTGTAATATTTGTATTTTTTAATGTTGCTAATCCGTCAACTGTTAAGTTTTGTGAAAGTAAAACATCATTGCTAGGAACTACAACTTCACCTGTACCACTTGCTCGTAATTCTAAGTCTGAATTACTTGCTGTTGTAGTAATGAAATTATCATCAATTAATATGTCGCCTGTACTAAATTGATTTGCTGTAATAGTACCTGCACTATTAATATCACCTACTGTAATAGTTCCGTCTACAATTAAATCATTTGTTATGTGTACATCATTCTGTGGAACAATTACTTCGCCTGTTCCTGCCGCACGTAATTCTAAATCACTGTTTGATTCTGTAGTAGTTACAACGTTGTTTGTAATGTTTACATTTTCAAACTGTGCTACACTTGACACAGTAACAGTGCCAGTAATATCAAAGTTACCTGCTAGATCAGTATTACCTGTTTGTGTAGTATTACCTACATGAGTTATTGCACCTGTAACATTTGTTGCTTGTAAATCTGTGTCGCCACTTACTGTAAGATTGTTATCAATCTGTACATTGTTATTTGGTATTAATACTTTACCTGTGCCATTAGCACGTAATTCTAAATCTGTATTAGAAACATTAGTAGTAATAAAGTTACTATCAATTTGTACACTATCAATATCTGCTTGACCAGTTACAGTATAATTTCCTGTTTGGTTAGTATCGCCTAAGTGCGTAAGTGTACCTGTAATATTTGTTGCTTGTAAATCTGTATCACCGTCAACATCTAAATTTAATGTAATTGCAACATTGTTAGTTGGTATACTAATAATACCACTACCATTTGCACGTAGTTCTAAGTTTGAACTCGAAGCAGTTGTTTCAATTGTATTACCATCAATTTTAATATCGCCGTTTGTAAACTCTCCATTAGTAAGGGTAAAGTTACCTGTTTGTACAGTATTACCAAAATGTGTAAGAACACCACCTAAGTTTACATTTTGTAAGTCAGTAGTACCCAAAACTTGAAGTGCTTGGCCAAGCACAACATTACTAGTAGGAACGGTTACATCTCCAGTTCCGTTAGCACGTAATTCTAAATCTGCATTTGAAGCCGTTGCTTCTACAGTTGTTCCGCTAATTTGTACATCGCCAATGTTTGCTGTTGCACTTGTTATATTTGCACTAGCAGTTAAGTTACTTGCACTAATATCGCCTGCAACTGTTAAATCATTTGTTATGTTAACATTATTATCTGGAACAATAATATTACCTGTTCCGCTTGTGCGAAATTCTAAATCTGTATTTCCTGTAGTTGTAGTAATAAAGTTATCATCAATTAATATTTCTTCAAACTGTGCCGCGGCACCTACATCTAAGTTTTGTGTTACAGTAACATTACCTGTAACATTAGTAGTACCAGTTTGGTTAGTAGTACCTACATGCGTTACTGTACCTGTAATATTTGTATTAGCAAGTGTTGCAAGTCCTGCAACTGTAAGAGCATTATCAATTTGTACATTATTGTTTGGTATATAGATGTTGCCAGTGCCGTTTGCTCTTATTTCTAAATCTGCATTTGACTCTGTAGTTTCAATAAAGTTATCACGTATTTTTATACTATCAATGTTAACTTGATTGACCCAAATATTGCTCCATTGTTTAGTTGCTTCACCTAAGCTATATACACCATTAAGTTTAGGAATAATGTCACTATCAATTCCTGCAACAATTTCTATTGTATCTGTTGCTTCGTCACCAATTGTAATATTACCGCCAATTGTAACATTACCTGTTACATCAAGGTTACCTGTAATATCTACATTATCATTTAATTTAATTGTACCACTAGCGGCATTAAAGTTTGCATCTTGTGTTAGTGTTTGTATTGTGTTGCCACTTATACGCCAATCACCAGTTTCAATTTTTGAACCATCAACAAAAGTAGTGTCGCTACCTGTGTTAAATGTAACTCCGTTAGTTGTGTTAATTACAAAATCACTAACACTAAATGAAGCACTACCTGTTTCTTGGTTTACATAAAATAAATCACCAACTCTAAAGTCACCTTTATGGTCAACTGAGTTATAACGTATTTGTGCATCGTTAGATTCAATAACTTCTTGTGATTGTATTACAGTTGATGGATCATTAGTAACTGCTTTACCATTACCAATATATGCAAGGTTGTGTCCAATAGCGTAAACTAATACACCTGGTCCGTCACCTACTAAGCCATTATTACCGTAAACACTAGCACTACCAATCATGCGTATTTCAGCACCAAAGTCTCTTAGATCTAAACTTTCAATAGCAGTAGCACTTGCTCCGCCACTTGATGATATACTTAACGGAGTAAAGTCAAATCCTAATAAGCCTGTGTCTTTTCCATTAATAACAAGTGTGTCGCTGTTTTCAACACTGTTAATTACTTTAGTAACTACTGTTGAATTATCTGTAGATGTAAATGTAATTGTTTCGCCGCCAGCAAATGTGCCGGAGATACCACTTAATCTAATACGTGTTTTACCTTCGCCTTTTAGACCATCGTTACTATCAAATGCGTATGCTGATCTATTTGCAAAATATGTAAATGAGTTTAACCATTCTATTCTAGCACCGTTTGTTGCTGTAAGTGCATCAACTCCTGGAGTAATAAATGTTGCACTATGAAATAACATTGCCGCTTCTTTAGAATTTATAGTTGCGTATGCACCATCTACATATACACCTTTACCTGCATCTCCTGCATCAAAGCCTCTTGGATCACTTGCACTTGTTACACTACCTTTTGTAATTACTGATACATTTTTAATGTATGGTGAACGACTAGTTACTTCAAAGTCTGTAGCAAAACGGAATGCATATCCGTTGTCTGGGAATGTTCTATTACCGCCATTGCAACTAAACACAATATCTTTAATAAATGTATTTGTTCCTACGCCGGCATCTGGTCCTGCGTGTGTAATTACTAATTCGCCAGTTCCGTGAGTATAAACAGCATTTGTAATTGCATAATCAGTGCCACCAAATGTAATTGTTCCGCCACTTACATACGTGTGTGCAAATGGTGCAGTTCCAACATTTAAAGTTGCAGATCCTGCGCTTGCCGCTGTTGTGTCGTGGAATGCTCCGCCACTATAAAAATCACTAACTGTTAAATCTTCAATAGTCGTTTCGCCATTGAGCAAAAATGCATCATTGTAACGTGTTGCTGTTGTTGGCTGTATAGTTACGCCACGTATACCTTGTCCTTTAACTGTAACTCCTACTGGAACAGTTAGTGGAAATGTTTCTGTGTATATACCAGGATATACATGAATTGTATCTCCTGAACTTGCAACACTAAGTGCTTTACTGATACTTGCAAAAGGATCTTGTTGATGCGTTCCTGTATGTGTATCATCGCCATTTTCTGCAACATAAAAAATGTTACCTTGGCGTAGTGTTAGGTCAACTCCGTCAACAATAATAGTTCCGGTATTAATACCGTTAGTTACAATGTTATCTACCCAAACATCAGCCCAACGTTTTGCACCAAGGTTAACTTGAACTACGTTGTAAGTTCCGTCTAAAATGCTAGGTGCTGATATTGATGCTTGTCTTGGATTTGTTCCTGTCCAAACACTAGTTGTTGTAATTTTGTGTAGTGTTCCTGATGTAGACTGTAATGCTAATAATAAACTATCAGCAATGTTTGCTGTAGT